CTTATATTCTATGGCTTTCCCTTTTCAATCCAAGTCAAAATATAGCCATCCTAGCCAATAAAGGAGATCTTGCTCAGGAAATTTTAGATAGATACCAACTTGCATATGAAAACCTTCCAATGTGGCTTCAACAAGGAGTTAAGGTTTGGAATAAACGTAATATTGAATTAGAAAACGGGTCAAAAGTTTTAGCATCAGCAACATCATCAAACGCTATTCGCGGAGGATCTTTCACTTTAGTATTCCTAGATGAATTCGCATTCGTACCAAATAATATCGCGGAAAACTTCTTCACCTCAGTATATCCTGTAATTTCATCGGGTAAAAATACTAAGATGATTATAGTATCTACTCCTAATGGTATGAATCTATTTTATAAAATGTGGACTGATTCTATAGCCAAAAGAAGTGAATATCAAAACTTTAGTATTCACTGGTCTATGGTTCCAGGAAGGGATGAAAAGTTTAAAGAACAAACGATTAAGAATACTAGTCAACGGCAATGGAATCAAGAATTCGAATGCGTTGATGGAAGAACTATTATAGAATTATACGACAAAAAGACAAAACAGTATTTTGAAATACCAATAGAAGATTTTTACGAAGATTTTTTAACTTAATATGAAATCAAATTATAGGAAAATTTGGGAATCTCATCGCGGTAATATACCGACAGATGATAAGGGAAGAACCCACGAAATACATCATATAGATGGAAATAGAAATAATAACGAAATAAATAATTTGTTATGCGTTTCTATAGAAGAACATTATAAAATTCATTACGAAAACGGGGATTATGGCGCTTGCGTTATGATAGCTAAGAGAATGAATTTATCTCCAGATCATATATCGAAAATACAAACCGGAACAAAAAGACCAGGAGTAGGCGGAGTTAAGAAAGGGACTCCTCCATGGAATAAAGGAAAAACCGGATATACTCTAAATTTATCGGAAGAAGGAAAACTCAATAAATTGAAAGGGAACGTTAATAGGAAAATAAAACCGAGCGACGTTTTGAATATTTTAGACGCTTATAATAATAAAATTCATATTCAAGACCAAAGGATAGGTAAAATTCAAAAGAATGGGAAAATCTATAGCTATAAAAGAGCATTCGCGACATATATGGCTGAAAAGTATAACGTTACAGATAATTGTATAATTAATATTTTAATTAAAAATAATGTTTAAACCCAATTCTAGATACTTAATTAAAACCCCAGTTGGATTCGATAAATTCGCCGGAGTCCAAAAGAAAATAGTAGATTCTATGTATACTTTCGTCTTGGATGACGAAACTTATATAAAGTGTTCGGGTAGACATTTATTGCTAACCGAATGTGGGTTTTTAAAAGCGGAAAACATAAAAAAAACTAATACCCTAACGAATAAAAAAATAGTAGATATTATTTCAGAAAAAGGAGAGTTTGAAGTATTTGATCCAGTTGGCGTGGAAAATCATTCTTCTTATTTTTCCAACGGTTTAGTATCGCATAATACAGAATTCTTGGGCTCAACTAATACTCTTATTATGGGAGAAAAATTAGCAGTCCTTTCATATAATGAACAAATTAATGTATATTCAGATACAACGATATACGAAGAACCTATTAAAGAAAATTATGATGATGAAACCGGAGAATTAAAATCTAAAGATCATTTATATGTAATTACAGTAGATGTATCTGAAGGAAAAAATTTAGATTACTCTGCATTTTCAGTTATTGATATATCAACTATGCCATATAAACAAGTTGCAATATATAGAAGTAATTCTATTCCTCCAATTCTATTTCCAACTATTATTAAAGCAGTAGCTGAATATTATAACAACGCTCACGTATTAGTTGAAATTAATAATAATCCTCAAGTAGCAGATACACTAATAGAAGATTTAGGGTACGATAACGTATTCAGAGTAAAATCAGGTAATAAAAAAGCTCAACAAATATCTCTAGAATGGGGAAAGAATACAGCAAGTGGAGTTAAAATGACTCCATTAGTTAAAAGAATGGGTTGTTCAATGCTAAAAACTTTAGTAGAGAACGATAAACTAATAATAAGTGATTTTGAAACAATATCAGAATTAACAACATTCGTTCAAGAAGGTCCATCATATAGAGCAGAAGAAGGTTGTAATGATGATTTAGCTATGACTCTAGTATTATTTTCTTGGTTAGCTACACAAAGAGTATTTAAAGAAATAATAGAAACTAATCTAAGAAAACAATTACAATTAGAACATTTTAATTATGATGAACAAGATATACTTCCGGTAATTGAAGTACAAAACGCTATGAACGTAAAACATTTCGTTGAAGATGGAGCAGTATGGATGGAAACTGGAAGTGGAGATGTCTATAAATCTATTTTTGATGAATACTTTAGAGATGGAAGTAATTTAATTGATATGGATAACCAGAAGTATTTTTAATTTGATTGTTTGATTTTTAATATGATCACAGTTGGAGAATTTTAGGCACAACTTACCCTCTGAGGCAAATTGCGCCACTATCACAGCATGGAGCCATTCTAGGTCACATTTCAAGAGAAGAACTCTTTCGAGTAAGGGGGGTCAGCCTGTCTCCTTTTATCTTCTGTCTTATCTGGCGGTAAGAAATAATAGCCCTTGAAACCACATTTATTTCTTTGACGGTTGTCGTCGCACAGAGCCGTCATCCTGTCTATATAGACTTTTACGAATAATATTGACCAACAGCGCAAGGCAATTCTATAATAACTGCTTGTTGTTGCATCGTCTACGATGATAGGTCTGTTTCAATTTAATTTATTTATACTCCCTGAAAAACTACTTTTTACTAAATAATTTGATAGAGTATACAAATTTTTTTTCATAAAGGAGAAATACTATATGAGTATCATTAATCAAGTAAGCCCTGGGGTGGTAGTTAGTGAATTAGATCAAACCGCTATCGTCCCTTCAGTAAGTTCTTCTACTGGGGCGTTTGTGGGACAATTTAATTGGGGTCCTGTTCATGAAGCGAAATTAGTCAATTCAGGAACAGATTTTCAAACTATTTATAAAAACCCTACGGGTACAGCGACCAATTCTTTCTTAGCTTCTTGCTATTATTCTTGCTTAAATTTCTTAAGCTATAGCAGTTCTTTATATGTAGTAAGAGAAATTGGCGCTAATTCTAAAAATTCAGGTTCTGCCGGAGCATGGCTGGATTATAATTTTAATCTATCCGCTAACGTTCAATCTTTCGCGAACATCACTTCAGGTAATAGTTTACTATATTTTTCTAATACAGCAAACTCTTTATCAGTTGCGGCGGGAATGAGAATTTCAGGTAATAATTTATCTTCAAATACTAATGTAACTGGAACTACAGCTTTAGGTTCAATTATAGAAGTACAAATTAGCCCAAGTTTCTTCTTATCAGTCAATGAAAATGATTCTTTTTCTTTCTCTGATGTAATGACAGCTAATACTACTCTAATCAAAAATTTAAATAGTTTTGATTTTTCATTTAAAGGTCTTGATTGGGCTAATCAGTACGGTCCTTTCGTAGCGAAATATCCAGGTACTTTAGGCGATTCTCTTTCTGTTTCTGTATGTTCATCTGACGCTTATTTCGCTTCTTGGACATATAAAGGAATATTTGATGGCGCTCCAGGAACTTCAGATTTTGCTTCAGCTAGAGGTTCTTCTTCTGACGAAATGCATATTGTTGTAGTAGACGTAAAAGGTCAGTTCACGGGTACTGCGGGAACTGTTCTAGAAAAGTTTGCTTATATCTCTAAAGCTTCTGATGTAATTGGAAACGATGGGAACAATAACTATTATATTGATTACCTTGCTAAGTATTCTAACTATATCTATGCTCTAGGTCCAGTTAGTTATTCAAGCACCAATTCTACTTGGGGACTAGCATCAGCAGACGCGGTTACTTTCGCTGAAGTTGATAACGTTACTGTAAATCTTGTTGGTGGAAATAACGGCGCTGCTATGGTTGCCAGCGATCTGACAACTGGTTGGGATATCCTAAAGAATAAAGAAGTATATGACGTTTCTTTACTAATAGCCGGTGCTTCTGCTGAAATTGATATCGCGGTTCCTCAATATATTATTGATAATGTCGCTGAATATCGTAAGGATTGCGTTGCGTTTATCTCTCCAAGATACCAAGATATTGTTAATCAAGCGGGTTCAGAAGCATCTAATATTGTAGGTTCATTCTTAACTACTCTATCAAGAAATTCTTCTTATGTTGTAGTTGACTCTGGTTGGAAATATCAATATGATGCTTTCAATAGAGTATATCGTTGGATTCCTCTAAATGCAGATACTGCAGGTCTATGCGCACTAACTGATTATACAAATGATTCTTGGTGGTCTCCAGCTGGTTTTACTAGAGGTAAAGTTAAAAATGCCATTAAACTAGCTTGGAATCCAAATCAAGCTGAAAGAGACACTATTTACAAAGCTGGCGTTAACCCTGTAGTTTCTTTCTCTGGAGAAGGAACGGTTCTTTATGGAGATAAAACTCTACAAGCTAAACCTTCTGCTTTCGATAGAATTAATGTAAGAAGACTATTCATTACTCTAGAAAAAGCAATTGCTAAGGCAGCTAAGTTCTCTTTATTCGAATTGAACGATGCTTTCACAAGAGCTCAATTTGTTTCTATGGTTGAACCATATCTAAGAGAAGTTCAAGCCAGAAGAGGATTAACCGACTTCAGAGTTGTTTGTAACGAAACCAACAATACTACAGCTGTAATATCAGCTAACGGTTTTGTCGCGGATATTTTCATTAAACCTATTGGATCTGTAAACTTCATTCAATTGAACTTTATAGCCACTAAGAGCGGAACCGACTTTAATATTATCGCGGGTAACGTCTAAAATATAAAAGAAATGGAGTAGGTTTTTCCTACTCCATTGATTTATTTTATATAAATAAGCTATAAACATAATTT